AGAAAAAGAGGGCAGAGAACATTTTAAAAAATATACAAAGTCAGAAGTCATATTGCCATTAGGCAAGGGATCGGGTAAAGATCATACGTCAACGATTGGTTGCGCCTACTTGGTTTATAAATTAATGTGTCTTAAAGATCCTGCAAAGTATTTTGGTAAGCCACCAGGCGACGCCATAGATATTATCAATATTGCTATCAATGCACAGCAGGCAAAGAATGTATTCTTCAAGGGATTCAAAAATAAAATTGCTAGATCCCCGTGGTTCGCGGGTAAGTATGAATCAAAGGTTGACAGTATTGAATTTGATAAGGCAATAACCGTATACTCTGGGCACTCAGAAAGGGAAAGTCATGAGGGACTTAATCTCATCCTCGCCATTCTTGACGAGATTTCTGGCTTTGCCCAGGAATCTAATAGTGGTAATGAAAATGCCAAAACTGGTGATGCAATTTATAAAGCATTCCGCGCATCAGTAGATTCACGATTTCCTGACTATGGAAAGGTAATTCTTCTATCATTCCCCCGCTATCCAGGAGACTTTATCTCTAAGAGATATGATGAAGTGGTTGCTGAAAAAGATGTAGAGCATAAGACTTATACGTTTATTATTAATCCAGATCTTCCACACGATGATTCTGACAATCAGTTTGAAATTGAGTGGGACGAGGACCACATTATTTCCTACAAGTTCCCTGGCGTATATGCAATTAAAAGACCAACGTGGGAGGCCAATCCAACCAGGGATATTGAAGATTTTAAAATTGCATTTATGACAGATTATGCAGATGCCATGCAAAGATTTGCATGTGTTCCATCATTTGTCACAGACGCTTTCTTTAAGCAAAAAGATAAATTGGAAAAGGCCATGTGCAGGCATAATCCAATTGACTCTTTTAAAAGAATTGAGGCATCATTTCAGCCACAAGAAGATGTTAGATATTTCTTACATGCCGACCTTGCACAAAAGCATGACAAATGTGCCATTGCTATAGCGCATGTTGATAAGTGGGTTCAGGTTAGAACATTTAATGACTACACGCAGATTCATCCCTTTGTAATTGTTGATGCAGTAGTTTGGTGGGAGCCAAGAAGAGAGGGACCAGTAGATCTTTCTGAGGTTAAGAACTGGATTGTTGACTTTAGACGTAACGGATATCAAATAGGATTGGTTACCTTTGACCGCTGGCAATCATTTGATATTCAGCAGGAACTAAAAAGTATTGGAATTAAAGCAGAAACACTATCTGTTGGCAAGAAGCACTATGAAGATCTTGCCATGTTGGTTTATGAGGATAGAGTTTTAATGCCACACATTCAAATTCTTTTAGATGAAATGAGTCAATTGCGTATCGTATCTGATAAGAAGGTTGACCACCCTAGAAAGGGAAGCAAGGACTTGTCAGACGCCGTTACTGGCGCGGTATATAATGCAATAGCCCATACTCCAAGAAACATGAATCAAGAAATTGAGGTTTATGATTGGAAGGGCGTTACTCGTAAAAATGAGAGGGAACTTGCAGAAGGAATTATCTCTGCGCCACCAAAAATGCCAGAGGATGTTGAGGACTATCTTGACTCCCTAGGAATGCTCTGATAGAATTTATTCATAACCAGAAAGGTAAATAATGATTATTTCATTTTTGTTTGCAACCTTATTTTTGTTTTTATTTAATGTCTTTTCGCAGATTGTTTCCTATGCTAATGAAATTAGCACGAATGGAAAACTTTCCGTAGTATCAATGCTAACCGTTATTCTTACATTGATTCTGATTACCTGGAATATTTTCGCAATTATTTTCTATTTTAATTAAATAGCGAGCGGCGGTATCGGTCCCGTCTTATAAGCGGGGGATTATAATGCCGTAATTGGTCCATGTGGGTTCAAGTCCCACCCGCCGTACAATGAATGATATAATTTAATATATATTTAGGAGTGATGATTATGTCAAATGAAGTAGAAGGAGACCTAGATCTCGCAGATATTGAGGTAACAGAGCCTCCAGCAATTTGGAAGCCAGAAGAAGAAACAGAGGCTTTTGAGGTTGCCGATAAGGATGATGATGCAAATGGTTAAGATTCCTACAAGAGCGGAAATTCGTCAAGCCCTGATTGATCATGGCGTAGACGCAAAGTTTTATAAGGGCTGGGAAAGTAAGGGAAGAGACTGGACCAATGGTATGCAGGCTTGTGTTGTGCATCACACATCAACTGCCAGCGCCACAGAAGGAAAGGGTGCCCCATCCCTTTATTGGGCAGTTACCGCCTTTGCTCCTATGGCTGTTGCCAATCAACTAGTTGGCAAAGACCCAGGATCGAATTGGTATCTCAGCGCAGGAGCGACATACCACTCTGGCGACGGCGGTCCATGGAGTGCCGTTGGCGTAGGTGTAGGAAATGTTCTACATTGGCGTGCATGGGGTATTGAAATTGACGATCCAGGTATTTCAAAGACAATTAATAAGTATCAAATTGAGCAGGTTGCTAGAACTCTTGCAGCGCTATGGGATTTGAATGAATGGCCTGAAGATGGGTCCAGAATTATTACACACGGGGACTGGACTGACTCAGGACCATTCCTTGGTGAAAAGAATTACGGTCCATATCGCTATCGTAAGAATGATACCCTGCGTCAATTCTATGATCAGGACTTCTGGCGTAATGAGGCAAAGAAGTACAGAATTAAGAAGCAGTTGTGGGATGGAACAATTCCTCGCCGCGCAGCAACAGAGGCAGCCATTGCGCGAGATAGCGCAAATAAGGCAACATGGAGAGTTGCTTGCAGACTATATGATCTAGGTGCAAGAGATCGTATGCCAGCAGAACTTGGCAAGCAAAAGTATCCCAAGGGCGCTGTCAAAAAATTCCAAGAGTCCGTGGGCATCAGGGCTAATGGAAATCCAACAGAAGAAACATGGATAAAATTATTCGGTAAGGATAAGCCATAAGATGCCATATGATATCCGCCAAAATTATGGCGACTGCAAAGGATTTGCTGTGGTCGGTCCCGATGGAACTATTAGGGGTTGCCATCCAAGTAAAAAAGATGCAGAGGAACAAAGAGTGGCCCTTTATTCTGTAGAAGATAAGATGGATAAAGGTATTTCCGTTGGCTCCATGGTTTCATGGAATTCCAGCGGTGGTCGGGCTGAAGGCAAAGTGAAGAGGATTGTCAGGGACGGCAAGGTAAAAGTCCCTGGCTCCTCATTCACAATTACAGGAACATCAGATAATCCAGCAGTTTTAATTACTGTTTATAGAGATGGAGAGCCAACAGATACTGTAGTTGGTCACAGAATGGATTCACTAAGAGGTATCGGCAAGGCTTATGCAGGATGCGGCTGTGCAGAGTGCAAGGCAGAAGATATATCTTGTTCAGAGTGTGATACATGCACCCCAGCAGTAATGAAAGCAGACACCTATACTCCAACATCTGGAATGCAAGCAGCAGCAAAGCGTGCATTAAAGTGGAAGGAAGATGGGAAGGCTACAGGAGCAGGCACCCCAGTTGGATGGACAAGAGCAAGGCAGTTAGCAAATAGAGAATCACTTTCCTTATCAACGGTAAAGAGAATGTATTCTTTCTTTTCAAGGCATGAAGTAGACAAGAAGGGCAAGGGCTTTTATTCAGGACCAGAATTCCCATCTAATGGAAGAATAATGTGGGATGCCTGGGGCGGAGATGCTGGCTTTTCCTGGTCTAGAAAAATTGTTGAGAGAGAAAGATCCAAGAAGGTTTGGGAAGGCTCTATTTTTGATTTAAACAAATACCAAGACTAGGAGGGGTGCAATGGTTTTTCTGCTAGCACTAATTCCATGGGTATTGACAACTATTGCTCTTTTATATATAATGGTAAGAAATAATAACAATAATAACAATGACAACGATAATCACGATGATTATTTTGATGACGACTATTATGATGAAAAAGAAACAGTTCGTGTAGCCGTATATGATGAAAAGGCATACTGGGTATATGAAAATGTTTTTTATCAGGCGGAAGTAACAAGGGAACCAGACTTTTCTACTGCCGAACCAGTTGATACAATGTCACTAAATCAAAAAGAACTTAATAAACTAATGGCAATTCTTGATGAATTGCAACAACACAATGAAAGGGATTAAAGTGAACGTCGCAGTACAAGGCACAAAAGAGTTTTCAGATTACAGCGTATTTATGCGTGCAATGGGAGTAGCACTATCTTCATTACAAGATGAAGAGTTTAATGTATATAGTGCTGGACCATCTTCAATCAATTCATTTACCGCTGAATTCTGCAATCTTTCAGAAGGTGGCCTTAAGCGTCGTGGCATCAAGGTTCGCTACTACAAGGTAGCACCATCTTTTATTGAAGAGAACATTGACGACTTTGACTACTTTGCGTTCCTTTCTACTCCCAACCAGCGACCGTCGCGTCTTTCTGCGACCGCTGAGTTGAGTGGAGTGGAAGTGGGCGTCTTCCAGTATTAGGAGGACGCTATGCTATCAAAAAGAGATCGTTCGTATCTTAGTGTTGCAAGGTATTTGGCTACAAAGTCAAGCGCTAGAAATACTCATGGAGCCCTAGTTGTAAAGGGTGGTAGAGTTCTCGGATCAGGATTTAATAAAAACAGGAATCACCCAAAGATTGTCTCCCCAGAACACATTAAGACCGAATGCAGTTTTCATGCAGAGCAGGTTGCAATTAAGGAGGCTGGAGAGGATAATGTTAGGGGTGCAGTAATTTATGTAGCAAGAGTTAATCGTCAAGGATTGGATAGAGACAGCAAACCTTGTTCCCGCTGTAGTGCTTTGATTGAGCGGGTGGGAATCAAGAAGGTTGTCTTTACCGCTGAAGCAGGAGAATACTATGCTAGTAACTAGTTTAGAAGAAATGGAACGCATTGTTGCAGTTCGCCCAGATCTTGAATGGGATGGATGGAACGTTGTTAAATATATTAATAGTGACAACGCAATCTACTCTAAAGAGGGTGCGTTTAAGGATGGCAAGTGGCTAAAAAAGAAGGTATTTCCACTTACGGAAAGTGGCTGGCACCTTCCCAATCATATAGGGAGAGAAGATGCACAGGTGGAAGGATGAGGCAGAATGCCTT